CCGAGCTGGTACTTCTTGCCTGAGTAGCCGACCTGCGTGTAGGTCGAAGGCTGGCCAGGGACGAACGGCAGAACACCAGTTCGACCCGGGACCGTGACCTCTTGCATGCGCCGGATCTCGGTGATGTTCGCCCGCAACCGGACCCCGCGTGCGTGGATGTGCTGACGAACGTCACGGGTGAACGTGGCGGCCTTGAGCGTACCGGCATGTGGGAAGAACCCACGTGAGGTTCCGGACCTCATGATGTCGCGAGGGAAGTAGGGCTTGGCCATTACTCCCTGCACCACAGGATGAACATGTGCGTCAGCGGATCCTTGTCCTGTCCGAGGACACTGTAGTTCGCGTCGGCGAACATGATCCGGTCACCCGGCTTCGGGGTGAGACCGTTGAGTTCCTTCATCGAGACCTCGGCTCGGATGTCACCAACCTCCAGATGCGCGTTGCCATCTTGGAGCAGATCACGAGCGTTGATCACGTACCGACCAGTGTGGCAGAGGTGGACCCTGGTCTCCTGGGTGTTCACCTTCCCGTCACGCCCGAGATCATTCGTGAACTGAACGAACGTCGCTTCCTCCGGATTATCGAACATCAAGTAGTCGTCCGACACGTCCAACGTCAGCACGGGCTCGCGGCAGACCGCGAGGTCCGAGGAGAAGTTGATCGTGTGGCCGAGGTTCTTGGTGTAGTCGGGCATTTCAGTAGCTGTCTTGTTGTCCCTAGTAGATCGGGTCGTCCGGGGTCACGAGTTGCGTCTCCGCGTACATCGGATCTTCAGCAACCAAGAGGTTGTTGATGTCCTTGAGCTGCTGACGGAGCTCGCGCAGGTAACCATTCCAGTCCACCTGCTGCCCCGTGGCCGACTTGTAGCTGGCCTTCGGGGATGCGGTCGCCTCCTTCAGTCTCGCGATGAGCTGGGACTTGATCGCAACGAGCTCCGTAGCGTCGCTCATAGTCTTTCCTTGGCCTAAGGCCTAGACCGTGACTTCGGCGAGGGTCTTCGTGTCGGCCGTCTTCTGACCGGAATGCGTCCCGGCCTTGTCGGACGTCGCCGTCACCTCGACCTCGTGGTCGCTGCCACGGATGCCGAAGAACTCGTGCCACTTCTGGCGAGCCTCGCCTTCGTTGGCGGCCTTGACCACGCACCAGTCGTGCTTGGACGCGACCTTGAAGTTCCTCGCGGGCACCGGAGCCGGCGGCTTCGGACCTGCGGGAGCGGGCGGCTTCGCGGGAGCTCCGCTCGCTGCGGGAGTCTGATCGGACATGGTTCACCTCTCTTGAACTTGGGACTTCGGTCCCGTCAACTACGCGAGCCACCGGGACCCGAAGATCCCGGTGGCGGTAGAGCTGCCGAAGGCTGTTAGGCCTGCGGCTGGCTGAAGATCACGTAGCGCGGGTTGCCGACCGCGGCGACGCCCATCTCGGAGCAGCGCCACATCGCGACGACGTCCCGGGTGAACTCCTCCGGGTTGTTCGGCGGAGCCTGGATGACCTGGATCGGCCAGTTCTGCATGTACCAGAACGCCTGCTTGAAGTCGCCGCAGATCGCGGTCCCCTTCGAGTCCCCCGCGCTGAACGACAGCTCGGACTGCAGCAGCTGGTACAGGAAGCGGGAGACGATCGGCTCGTTCCATCCCTGCAGAGTGTTCGGTCCCTTCGTGACCGGGGTCGTTCCCTGGGTCGTGTCGCCGTAGTCCACCTCGGTGGCGTGGAGGATGCGGCGGATCGTGTGCTTCAGCGCCGGCGTGCAGAGCACGTCCAACGCCGCGGCCAGCTCGATCGGGTTGCCGGTGTCCGGATCCGTCATGTCCGCCCAGAGGAGCTCGAAGTCCTCGAAGTCGGTCCAGTCGACGATCGCGTGGCTGACGATCTTGTTGACCCAGTTGCCGGTGGTGAGGTACGTGTTGTACGACGTACCGCGCCACTTGTAGTTGTTGAGAGCGCCGATGATGACCTTCAGGAGCCGCTTGAAGCGGCCGGTCGCCTGACGCGCGCCGATCGTGCTGCAGTTCCGCAGCACGAGGCCGGTGCGGTCGAAGAAGACCGTCTCCTTGAGGATCTTGATCATCTCGCCACGCTTGGTCGTGGCGGGCGTCTCCTGGTAGTCCTCGCCGAACCCGGTCTCGGGGTATTCCTTGCCCGGGTGGACCTCGTACTCCTCGTCCTTGACCTTCTGGACTCCGGGGATCTTCTCACCCGAGAACTCCGTCGGGATCACGGTGCACAGACGGTCGAAGAGACCGCCGTCCGCTTCCGTGTAGCCCTGCAGGACCTTCGAGTAGACGATCTGACCGGTGATGTTGGAGAACGCGGTGACGTCGACCGCGTCTTCGCCGGCGGTGATCAGCTGGTTGCCCGCGTAGCGCGGGTGCAGCTTCTTGACCCACTCGTGTCCGCAGAACGCCTCGGCGATCTCGCGGAACGAGAAGTCGTCCGGCTTCAGCTCCTTGTCGGCCAGAGCCTGGCCCAGCTTGTCGCACGTGGCGACCGCGCCCTCGGACGCGTACAGCTGCTTGAGGTTGACTCCGTGGTTGCGCAGCATTGGAGTGTGTTCTGTACCTTTCTGCCGTAGCCGAGGCTACTAGGCGTCCGCCATGACGGTCGAGCGGATCTTGACCATGACCTTCGTCAGGCCGGTTCCGCGCGACGCGCACTTGCCGATGGAGCGCGTGGTCAGGCCCGCCCCGAAAGCCCCGAGTCGGATGACCTTCTGGTCGTCCAGCGCGAACGCGCTGGTCTCGGCGACGCCGACCTCGTCACCGATCTCCCAGTTCGTGCTGTCGCACGGGTACTCGTGGGTGCCGCCCGAGTCGAAGCGGATCGGGTCGGTGTCGCCGTTGCGGCTGCGCTGAGCGGCCACTCCCGCGAACTTCCCCTTGAACGTGGCCTGCGTGAGCGCCAGGCTGGAACCGGCCGCCTGGCTCGACGCCGGACGGAGGTCGTCCGTCTCGAGGTAGAGGAGGTCGCCGATCTCGATGACCGTCGCGGAGTCGACGGCGCCGACGAACGGCGCCGGGTCTCCGTACTTGTGTCGCTGCGTGTCCATTGGAGGTCAGCTTCCCTTCACGGCTGCGGCGAAGCTCTTGGACGTCGACGTGTCCTTGCCCTGCGGGTTGCCGGCGCTCTCGCCGACTCCCTTCGAGCTCGAACGCGGCGTCGTGGAGACCTTGCCGGTGGTCTTGTCCGCCAGTTCCTTGCGCTCGGCGAGCAGGGCGGTGAACCGCTCGTCCGTCATCGACGACTCCATGCACATGGTCTGGAACGTCTGCGTGTTGAGATGCTCGGGCAGCTTGGCCTCCGCGATCTTCACCTTGCGGGCCTCGTCGCGGGTCGTCTTGGCGGTGACCGCCTTGTGACCGTCGACCTGGACCTTGAGCTCCTTGTTCTCGGCCTCGGCGGCCAACAGCTTCGTCTCGAGCTCCTTGAGACGGCCGTCCTGTGCGACGCTCTCCGCGACGGTGAGGATCTTGAGATCCTGACGCGCCGCCTGGATCGCCTCGCGAGTCATGGAAGTCAGCTGAGGCTGCTCCACGTGGGGTTCTCCTTCCTGCATGGCGGCGCTTTCGAAAAGGCTCGACGTGGTCCCGCCATTGCTGACCACATCGACCGAATGTACCTTGTTGATCGCGGCTGTGACGAACCACCCGTTCTCGTAGTGTCCCTCGAGATCAGCGAGGTGCGAGAGGGCGTACTGGCCGGGATCGTTCTCCGCGGCCCACTTCACCGCCGCGGCCATCGGATGGCCGGGGTTGAAGTGCAGATCTCCGATGATGCCTCGGCTTTCATCGACCCGCGCGTTCCGGATGCGACCGAACGGGGAGGTCGCACTGCGGGGAGTCGCCGCCTTCGACTTGTCGTACAGGCCGGCGGGGTGGTCGAAGTTCGCGAAGGCGTTCTCGTAGAGACGAACGGAACCGCGCATCGCCTCGACGGGATACTTGCGCTTGTGGGACGGGGACTCGAAGCCCAGGACCTTCACGCCGGGGATGACGTTCCCCTCGATCTTCGTGTTCGGTGCCGCCCACTCCGCGACCGTCTCGCGGACCGGAAGCTTTTCAGCGACTGAAGACATAGGTCCTCACTCCCTCCCGCCCAAGGGCGGTTTCGGTGTCGTTCTTCTCGAGGAGACGGAAGCCGTACTTCGTCATGAACGCGACGAAGCCGGAGTCGGTCCAGTAGTGCATGTGCTCACGCGGCTTGAAGTGTCGGCTGCGGAGGACCGAAGCCTCGTCCTCGTAGATGGGCATGGAGACCACGCATCCCTTGAGAGTGCGCTGCAGCAGGTCGTCGAGCTCGGACATCGGGATGTGCTCGAGCGAATCCCAGAACGTCAGGACCTCGAAGTCGTCCATCATCTGGGGATCCACGTAGCGTCCGAGTTCCTTGAGCCGCTTGTTGGTCGCCGGATTGATGTCGAAGCCGTAGGCGCCGGAAGCTTCCACGAACGCACAGGCGCCGGGACCTACGTCAACGAGCTCGAGATCCTTGAAGTGCTTGCGGGTGATGCCCACACGGAAGTCCGTGATTTCCTGACCCATGCCAGTGCACTTCAGTCTCGCGTAGTTGTCGTAGTACGACTGGTCGTACTGGTGATCGAGGACGACGGGG